TAGACGGTTTTGCGGCATCCAGTCCAGTAGTGATGCCATCACCGACGCCAGACTTTATAACTGGAACAATATCGGCTGTAAGTTTACTACTAGCACTGCCATCGCCGATTCCAAGGATACTCTTTCCTGCATCCAAGAGCCGACCCCAGAATCCTTTGCCGGAACTCTTGTCGGAGAACGTACCAATGGCACGCTGCAGCCGATTGAATAGGCCGGTAATGCCACCACTCTGAGTAGTCCCAGTACTTAAACCATTTAGAACGTCGTTCAGTTTAACCAGAGTATTAACCAAATTGGTCAGATTAACGACGACATTGTTGACATTAGTTGCGCCCTGAATCGCCTTCATGCTGGCGATGACATTATCTTTGTAACCATCAAGACCAGCGGTCATCTGGTCGAATGTCATACCCTGGATCTTCGCGGCATATTCCTGTTTCTTCTGATAGTCTTCGTAGCTAGAACCAATCAGGTTAATCAGTTCAGCGTACTTATCCTTCAGCTTGTTCAGTTTATCAATCTCGTCATTCAAAGCGTTCTCACGCTGTTTAGAGTTGAGATTATCGCGGGCTTCCTTAATAGCAGACTCATCAGTCTGCCACTCGTAACCATTAGAGGTGTAGACACGGACGGTTTTCTGAGTCTCGGCTTTTTCAAGCTCGGCTTGCAATTTTGCTAGTTCGATAGCTTTTTCTTGCTCGTCGTTTGCGTTCTGAAGAGCTTCGATTCGTTTATCAATCTCTTCAGTCATGGCATCGCCATAAATCTTGAGGTCGTTGGAATTGTTATCGTTGAACTTATTGAAAACATCAAGCAGGGAAGAGAAGAGGTCTTTTAGATTGGAGAAGATTGTCTGAAGCTTATCAGCCTGATAGGTCATCCCAGCTATAGCATTAACGCCGTCTTTTTTGAGGGCATCAATCATCTGCTGAATAATCTGGGCCTGATCTTCTGTCTCTTTTTTGGATGCAAGTTCGTTTTTCTTGACTTCGAGTTGAGTAATCAGCAACTCAACCATTTTGTCGCGATTGAATACTAACTGGTCACCGTTCATCTCGAGACATGCCAAATACTCAGGCTGCATAGTAAGCAGTTTCTGCATGGCATCGACACTGAGGCCGCCATATGCGTTATACTCATTCGCTACATCATCGAGGTCAGTGAACGCACTCTGGATGTCGTTGATTTTGGTGTTAACCTCATCGATTGTAGAGCCCAAACCATCAAAATAGTCCTGAACAGAGATGACGTCGTTCTTGATATTCTCAGCGGATTTCTCGTAGCTTTGAGCAATGGCCTCTGCGGCCGCACCACCTTCAGTGCGAGCTGCGGTTGCTTGAGCTTCTAGTGATTTGACCACCGCATCCTTGAGCATATCGCCACTCAGGTCGATTTTACCCGTCTCTTTATTGAAAGCTTTTCCGATCAGCTCTGAGTCATACTCGCTATACTTCATCAGGTCTTGCAAGGCAGAGGACTGGGCCTCGGTGCCTTCGTAATCGAGTGCGCCGGTGTGGCTCTTTTCGGTTTTCTCCTTGACGGTTTTACCGTTATCCTATGCATCCTTGAAACCGTCGGTGATACCCTTGGCCTCAGACAGAGCAGAAGAATAACCTTCAATCGCCGCAACCAGATCCCAGTAGGACATGGTTTGCTTTTGGATATTGCGGTCTGTCCACTCAAGAATTTTGTTGTACTGAGCTTCACTTGCACCATCGCCCTTGATCTTGGCCTCTTTAAGCTCCGCTTCCATCAGATCTTGGAATTTGGAGGTTTGAATCTCAAGTTTTCCGGTTACGTCGTTTTTCTTGAGGAGGGAGGTATACTTATCTTCGAGTCCAGTCAAATCCTGAACTGTTTGCATTGAAAGATAATTTTGCTCATTGAATTCTTTCATAGCAGAGGTAAGTGTAGACCATGCGTCAAGGAATGTTTGAGCTGCACCAGAGGACTTATTGGCAGAATCACTGAATCCGTTGAGCTGATTTTTGAGTCCGCTTGCACCGTTCATGGCATTCTGCATATTTGTGCTAATCAACGAAAGTCGCGTATTCAACGCATTCATAACAGACGAGATTTTCGCTTCTATCTCTTCTGTATTGTCTCCATTTTCAGCGGATCGGGCAGCAGCAAGAGCACCAGCAAGTTCTCCAGTTCCAATTGTGGCATTTTTTAATGCAGGAGCAAGAGCTTCAAGTTTATTCTTTTCATCTTCAGTCGCTTCAGTAAATGTCTCGGCTTTTTCTGCAGCATCTCCCTTTGCAATCGCATTTAGTTCTGATATTGCTTGAGAAATGGCTTCCATTTGAGCTTCTGCATATTGAGTGGCCAAAAGATCAGCATAAGCGCTCTGGTTGACCTGAAGTTTTCCGTTCACAAGTTCAAGAGTATTGAGGTATTCATCATCCATTTGCAGCAACGATTGCAGCGAATCAACACTCATATATCCATACTTGTTATACTCTTCGACGGCAGTAGAACAAGTCTTATAGGCAGACTGGATGTCGTCAATAACACCCATGGTCTTTTCAAGTTGTTCTGCATAACTGTCTGCCGAAGAGGCATTACTTGTCTGAATGATACCGAATGCTTCAAAAACGCCAATTAGATTTTCGAAAGAAATTTTGTTATCATCAGCAACCTGATGTAGTTTTTCGAGAGCGGCTTTTTCAGCATCAGTTTGATTTGTGGTGTCTTTATCAATATTGATGATAGACTCACCAGTCATCCCGCTAAACGCACCAAGACCGTTAAACATCTTCCAGTCACTTTGCTGGGAGTCGCCATTGTCCATGTCGTTTTTGATTTGGCGAACTTTTTCAGAGAAAATATCGAGGTTGGTGGTATCAACAGTGGTATCGCCTTGCGCATTCGCCAGAGCTTTAGTGGCTGCGGTCATTGCGTTCGTGCCGGCAACATATTCGTCCTTGTACTGGGCGAAATTGTCGGCATCTGTTTTGTAGCCGTTCATTTGCTCAGACACAGCGGCAGACAGAGTCTCGACCTTTTCAGTTTCAGATATGATCGCGTCCTCGTTGTCTTTGTACTCCTGAGTATCTTCTTTGCCAGCAGTAGCTAGTTCACGCCGTTTATCGATCAACTCATTGAGTGCAGCAGAGTGCTCTTCAAGAGATTCGGTCTTTGTAATATCTTCACCGATATTATCAAATGTGGTTACAGCTTTAGCGGGGTCATCAGTTGGCTCACCATTAGCATCAAGATATACCATTTTCTTTTTGACAACGCTCTTTTCAGTCTTATCGTTGACAACGGCACTGGTATCCTTGTTCGCTTTATCGTTTGCATCCTTTTCCAGCTGCTTCTTGAGTTCGAGTTGAGCCTGCAACATATCGTTGATGGCTTGCAGACGCTCACGCTCAGCAGGGTCAACGATATCCTCGATTTTTTTAACTCCGGCAGCTTCTAGGGAATCATTGAGTTCGTCAATCTTGGACTGAATTTCTTCAACATCCTGGGTAGCCTGTTCTGCCTTATCATGAGAATCGTTCATCGCATCGACAAGTTCTTCAGAACGGGTCTTAAGATTGGAAACGTAATCTATAATCTTGCTCGCAACAAATGCAGCAGCAGTAACACCAAAAGAGAATAGAAGCTGTTTTCCGATCTGCATAGCTGCATTTAAGGCAAGCTGTTTTGCTGTCAAACCGACCTTTACAACACCATCGACTTCTTCAATGCCAATCATCTTTTTAAAGGAATCAGTCATTGCATAGCCATTTTTTGTGCTTTCAATGATGCCTGCGTTCATAAGACGAGTTTTGGCGTCAGCATTTTCTGCGGCCTTTGCCCACATATTGAAATTCTTTTTAACTTCATTAGTGTCGGGCAGTGCGTAGTTATCGCCGTTTTTCATGCCAAGAGTGCTCATCAGAGAATTGATATCTCCCTGATTGATTTCACTATTACCGGAAGACTTTAAGCTGGCCTCGAAAACCTTGCCATTGATACGAGAACCGGTTTGAGTAGCCTCGATAAGAGCATTAAGAGTTTTAATTGTATTTTCCGATTCTTTACCAAGCTCTGTTACGCTAATAATCGCATTACGTTGTGCTTCATCAAGGTTGGAAATTTGAGCAACATAATTTTGAATATCTTTCCCATTTTCGTCAGTTCCAAAATTACTGCCATCAATTTTTGAGACGAGGCCAGACTTGTAATCTCCCCACATCATATATTTTTGAACAATTCCAGGTAGCCCCTTAAGCTTTTCTGTGGAAGAAATAGCTTTTTCAATGGTACCGTCAAACCCTTTACCAAGTTCATTCATTGACTTGCCGATTGTCGAGGTGTATAATAATCTCAATGGTCAGTCGAAATTATTTGTCAATGAGGTAAATTATATGAAAATTGGAGAAATAGAACGAGACATAGATGTTGGGCGTGGCAAAGCCAAGAACCTCTTTGGTGATTATACAGAGGGTGCTTTAGTCAAAGAAGGTAAAAGACTATACAGAAAGCATCCAGAATACAAATATCTTGAAGATGATCCATGGGTTAAATTTTATAAAAAAAAGGAAAATACAGACAATGAATTTTACTATTCTATTGTTTGCGCTTACATGGTAGACCAGCTGTTAAAAGAACATCCGGAGCTTGCATGCGAATATGAAAAAATAAAAAAAGAAACTATAGACAAAAGCCAAAATTCTAGTATTACTAAAGGAAAAGCAGAATTTGTTTATTCTTCCTTTAACAATCGATTTCTTTGCTGGTACCAAGATTATCTTCGTGAACAAGCAGATCCAGGATGCTTAGAGCGTGAACGTCAGGAACACGAACGTAAACAAAAAGCACTTGAAACAGCCCGTCAGGTGGAAAAATGGAAAGCAAAACAACAAGAGCAGCAAGACCTCACCAGCGGCAAGCGTGTGGTCTGTCCCTACTGCAAGTCCACCAACACCGAGAAGATCAGCACTGTGAGCAGAGCGGTATCAATATCTATTGTTGGAGCCGCTTCGTCTAAGCTCAGTAAACAATGGCACTGTAATAATTGTAAAAGTGATTTTTAACTATGAAAAGAAAACCTATGGGGTCATATGATCCTGTCTACGCAATCTTATACGCCTATTTTTCTGAAGATGAAAATGCCGATGATCCTACAATCTATAAAATAATATTGTCAGATTATGAAATTAGTGACCCACCGGAACCTGGGTGCTATGAGCATCCGATTTTTGTTTTGCGAGACGATAAGAGCATGAAAGAACTGTTTAATGCTGCCATGAAAGCGGCTGCGACGGAAGCGGATTCTTTCCAATTTGAGAAAAATGGGCAAACATTCAAATACACGGTCATTGAAACAAAGCAAGTGGATCGGGCTCTCGCAGCGCAGTATCAAACACCAAAAGACATTGACTGGACTGATGATGAACTCCATACTGTCACATTTTATTTTAAATCAAACAAGTGCTTTAGGGAAAAACATTGCTGTACACCATGTCGAGCAAGGATTAAACCAAAGGCCGGGTATGAAAGTTTTACAGAGCCGACTACTATTGATGTCATTCATTGCGACGAGTGTGATAAATACTTTGTGACGAAGGAAATTTTCATTGCAAAGGGTGGTTGCTGGAAGTATTATGTTTCGGCTGAGTTTGACCCGTCCATGTCTTCTCGAGACAGAGAATTGGCAAGATGGGCACAACTTTATAATAGTCAACGAGAAATCTTTGATGACTTTGCGCAACAAACAAATATAAATCATGATGGATACACAACTACAAAACCGACAACTCAGAGACAAAGTCTCCTTCGATATTTTATTGACTCTGGAAAATATACAGAAGGGGAGATCATCCAGTATTTTCATGAACAATATCTTGACACAGGTTGGCATGGACCAGAAGCGACACAGAAAGTCCAAGATGATATGAGGTATTTGTTGGACTACTGCACAGAGCTTAAAACGATTAACGCAAAATTAGAACGACCGTAACCGCGCGGCCAGCGGGAAGCTCGGTAAGCAGTGGCATTGCAACAATTGCGGGAGCAACTTCTAAAGGAGTGTAAATATGGAAGTCAATCAAGATATCATGGATCTCATCTGTGAGCTTGAATATTGTATCGGCGACACCTGCTGCAACATCCATTCGTACAATGGCTGGACTAATGAGTGGGGTACGGATTTTCGTTATCCAGTTGTCGCATCAAATGAAGGTCGCTACTATGGTCATCTTGAGGAACTTGGACTCAAACCAGAGAGTTTGGCCAAAATCTACTATGTGTTCGGTGCTAACAGGATGCATATTGGATATGGAATCAAACATGTCCTCGAAGAGCTTGAAGATTTATATGGTCTTGATTTTGTGGAACTTGAAGCAGAGCGGAAAGCAAAAGTGCAGAAGTGATTGTACCGCCAGCAAAACCCAGTAAACAGTTCAAGTGCAAGAATTGTGGGTACGAATGGTGATGTGTTATGAGTTTGGTATTAGCTATTTCAAATTGCAATGGTATCGCCATATCAGCAGATAGAAGAGTAACGCAAGATCCAGTTGGAGATAGAAGCGCGTTGCTTCTTACCGATAATGAAAGAAAACTTTTCGTTACTAAATCTGGACACGCTATTGCAAACATTGGTTCTCATGTCCTAAAAAGTATGAAATCATCATCAAGTTTAATCAAAGATACGATTGAGCAAATGACCCCAGATATGGCCTTGAGCGATGAACTTCTTACTCTAAAACAAGCATTTACTGAAAATGCATTTGATGACGCATACATTATTTTAATTGGAGCAGGGATTGATAATGGACAACAAGCTATTTTGTCTATGAATATCAAAGATGAGTATCCGACTGCTCAAACTAATACTTTTGGTTATGGAGCCTATTACAGAGGTGACGATAAAGAACTTAAAAATCTCTTAGGATTATTCCCAATCGATGTCGATTATTATCCGATGCAAGAGTCCGTAGACTATATAAAATTTCTAAATAGGACTATCGCAGGGCTTCAAAGATACTCAAAGCATTTACAAAGCATCAGCGAAGAATGTGATGTGCTTATAATCGATAAATATGGAACAAGATGGAAAACAGCTCCAAAACAATTATAACTTCCAATTTATGCAAGGTTGGATGTTTACGGAGCACCCGTGCTCGTCGCTAGTCGTCCGAACACAATGAGTGGTAATTTGATCAACAACGGTGCTGTCAATACGACCTAGAACTTCTTTGGCTAAGTCGTCTGCATTACAAGTCGGATCTCGCTGCCCTTTGAGATAGTCAAGAAAGGCAGTGAGTTCTTTTGTTTCAATTTCAATTTTCATATACGAATTCACCTCGATTAAAAAATGCAAAGTTGGTTGATGTAGCAATATGGGGCTGGGCAAGCAGAAAGCCCGGCAAACAGTTCAAGTGTAAGAATTGTGGGTATGAGTGGTGACAAAAGAAAAGCCCTGCTACACAAAGTAGCAGGGTAGTGGTCGTATTTGTTTTAACGCAGAACGTATTTTGCTGTTTTGGACTCAAGGTTTGGATACAAAATTTCAAATTGCTTAACTCGCTTTATTGGAACGCATAAAACAGCATCAGTGTATGGCTTTTGTGCAGCCTCATCCATATCTTTTCCAGCAGGCGTTTTTGCATAGCAATAATTCGTCAGTGTAATATACTCATCGTCTGCATTCTCAAACAATCCAAGAATATATGTGTCATCATCCATATGGAGTGTAAGCAAGTTTCCTTCTGGATCGAGATGCCTTGTCCAAACATTGTCACCAGAGTCAACACCAAGAAATTTCGACACATTGCGTCTTACACAAATCGAATTCTTTCCTTTATAAAAAACGATAGCTCCGATGATTCCAACTAAAACGTACACAACAATTATCGGAAATCCAGCAATTGTAAACCGTCCTAGCAAACGGTCAGCGTAATCCACACAGTATTTAATTACGAAACCAATGGCAATACTAAGAGTGAGATATCCTTGGTATTCCATTTTCCGCAAGGATAACTTAGAGTAACACCATACGCAAATAGCACCTGGAACAAAGATATTGAAAAGTGTCTCTACATTATTTATTAGTTTGATTATCTCTGTCATCTGCTCCTCCTTCTTGATTATAATTTGAATGATTGTCGCTATGATTTCTCAAATATGTTTCCAGTGGATTTGCAGAACTACCATTCCCTGAATATGTATATTCAGTCGGTTTCCGATTACTGTAAGTCGAAATTTCATAATCCGGCACATACTTCTTATTGTTTTCCATGATTTAACACTCCTTTTACAAGAGTGTATCACGGTTCAGAGATAGTGTCAACTAAACTTTGCTACACAGGGTTCCACAATAATCCAAAACAGAGATTGACAAGATATTACGATATATCCTATAATAGATGAGCAATCACTATGTACTATGCTAAAATTCCAACTGAAAGGAGGTCGCCAGTTATGACGCATAAAGAATTTAATGAAATCTTAGAGACTGAAACGAACAACGGCATCGATCTTTTAATGCAAAAAATGCGAGGACTCGAAGGAAAATCTCAAACTGAGCAGATAGCCAATATGATTTGTTTAAGTATGGGCGCTACAATTAAAATTATAATAGCCATACTTAAACAGTGCGGCGTTATCAAATTCGAAGACTAAATAGCAAAAGCCCGGCCTCCCAGTAGTAGGGAAGTCGGGCTTGTTTGTTATGATGGCTGCACAGCAGTTATTTCAGAAGCTCTGCAATATCTTCGGCAGTCATGCCATTGGCTAAAGCGTTTGCAACGAGTTCTTCCGCTTTCTTTTTATTAGCTTCGATAACAGCCTTCTTGTCAGCTTCATCCTTCTTTTCAGCAAGACGAGCCAGTTCTTTATCCAGCTTTTTGATTTCAACTTTCTTGGATTTCAGATCAGCCCTCAAAGAATCGATATTAGCCGCGATAGAAGTAATCTCTGCATTCAACGAATCTTTTGCGGACTGCTTTTCATCGATCAGTGCGGCATAATCGACAGGAGCCGCTGCAATCATGGTAACCTTGTTTTTGCTTCCTTTAGGTCTCGGCATGATAAATACCTCCGTAAAATGAGTTTATACGATTATATTTTCATTATAGCCGCCACTACGTCAGCTGTCAATATGAATCATGTCGAATTATATTTTCTCCACTTTTGACGGCAGGGGAGAGACCACCTGTAATTTTTACCATCTTGCGATAGCTGATTTGGAGCACCCCATAGTGAACCTGCGGCGCTGTTACGCACATAGTTCCACTCCGACATTATGCTCTCTGAAGCGTCTCCTAATGGAGTTCCTACCTTATTATAATAGGCTCCGTCAGAAGCTTGCCTGCGGATTCCTTTCGGTTCCCGGACGAGAATTACCCAAACTCGTCACAGCTTACGCTGCCATGTTCGTCGGTTTTACTAAATACTCCCTCATGCTTTGCGATGATATAATAAAATACCTGCGGAGCACTTGTTCCGTGTCACCACCCGGAGTATTGCTGGGCACAATCATGAAACCCGTCATTTTGGGTTCACCCAGCTGAGTTATAAAGGTTGCGATACCAGCACCCATTGGAATAGCGCCAGTAAATTTAATCATTGCATCTGCGGCTTTTGTAAGTCCAGTTGCGAGAGATACGACAGTCTTGACCAGCCCGGAGTCAAGTACATCGGCAGAAAGAGCTTGGAAAGATGCGTCAAGTTGAGCAAGACGACCCTGAATAGAATCAAGGTATTTCTCATTCTCTTCCCATGCGACGTTAGCGCTGTTAGCAGCAGATTCCATTGCAGATTCAGCAACATCAAAATTGTTTAGAATAGCACTAACTGCATTTGCGTTTCTCTTCCCGCCAATCATTTCAGTGACATTTGCCTGCGTTACATCGGACAGGCCACTCCATACTTGGGACAGCTCTTTCATGATTTGATATGTACTCTTGAAATTTTTGCCATCCAGCATGATGTCAACGCCAGTCAGAGATTTCAATTCACTGCGGAGCTCAGACACAGAATTGGCCATACCGTCAACTTCAATGCCTGCATTCTCTGCGTCACTTTTAGCAGCACGGAGATACATTGATAAACTTTTTAAAGTTGTGCCGACCGTATCTGCATCTTGGATAACTGCGTTTGCAGCAGTACCAAGCGCAATAGTTTCTTCCAGCGTATTATTAGCGGCTGACATAGCGGCAGAACTGCGAGTTAGAATTTCACCAAGGTCTTTTGCAGTAACAGGTTGCGTGTTTGCCACAGCGTCAATTTTATTAACGACGTCTTCAGCTTGATCGGCTAACAGCCCAAAGCCTTGCAATGTCGAAATCAGATACGAAGACGAAGTGTTAACATCGTCAATCCCGTCTCCCACGTTACGGAGTAGGGTAGAGTAGGTAGCCATATTCTCGGCGTCTTCATCAGAATAGCCAAGCCGCTTCCAATCTGCGGTTGAATTGATATAATCACTTATAGATACGCCTAACTTCTGAGCTTGCTTTGCAGCACGTCCCATGTACTCTTCAAGGGATTCGCCTGCATACTCACTGACTTTACGGAGTTCAGTTACTGCCGTATCAATCTCGACCACATTCTGATAAATCTTACGCATCGCATTTTGAATCTGATGCAATGCAGTCATGGTGATCATTGTACTCAAATGCTGACCAAAAAGATTTTCAAATATATCAAGAAGATTTTTCGATTCGAGTCCAAGTTCTTTAGCGTGCTTTTTAAGTTCTGCCATTTTTTGGCCAAGCTTATCTGCTTGCTGATAAGCGGTTGGACTATTAAATGCGTCTCGAAGTTCATTTACTTCTTCTGCAAGTTTGCTTTGCTCAATTTTCGGAAATCTCTCAAGATAATCATGTAATTGATTTTGTAAGTTTGCAATTCTTGTTAATGCTTGTATAGAAGCATTTTGTTGAACAGCTTCATTTGAAATTTCACTGATAGAAATTCCAGCTTTAGTTGCCGATTGTCTTAGACTGTCATAAGCCTCAGAAAGTTTTTTGATTTTACCAGCAAGATCGGGATAGTTGGCTGCCCATTTTTGAGCAATCTCATTTTCATCTGATCCGATATTTTCACTCAACAAAGATTGCAAAGAATGTACCCGCTCAGAAAGAGCACTAATACCTTGATACTCGGGAAGCGCCGTTTTGTTACGTTTTTTTAGACTCCACATACCAGAATCAATCTGTTTGATCATGGTATTAAAATTAGTGATCGTTTTTTCAGTTACCTTTGAAGTACTCTTGTTTAACTCGTTTTGTGCTTTTTTGAAATCGGAAATTTTTTGCTGCAGATTTCCAATGGCAGATGCAATATCCGTGAAAGTATTCAGTGAACGATCTCCGCTCGCGACAAAAGTATCAAAAGACTTCTGCAACGCATTGTATTCTGCAATAAGGCTGATATTTTTAGTATTTGCAGAAGCGGCAGACAACTGTCCAATTTGCCGCGATGCAGATGTGATTTGTCCGACACCTACGACTCCGTTAATATCAGAACCAGATTTTGAACCTTGCTGTCTGTTCTGAAGTTCGACCGCTCTAATATACTTGTCCGCATATTCGGCAACTTCTTTGAAGATATCCTTTTGTTCTTGCAAATCGCGAGTAAGATTGTCCGTCCACTGAATCAAAAGTTCTTGAGCAACACCAACCTCACCCATTTTCTGGACGTATCGGTCCATAGCTTGAGTCGAAGCATCGTAAGTAGAGGCTTTTACTAATTTTACCTTTTCAGATTTGGAATTATCCGCAGTAGAAGAAATTGGCGGAACATTATTAACAGAATCAGGATATTCAATATCTGTGATTTTTGCTTTAATATCTATCGGAGTATCAGGAATTTGAATATCTTTTTTCTTGATGTTGATTTTACCGTTGATAACTACAGGCTCTTTGGGAACATCAATATCAGAAGATTCAATAGTAACATGACCCTTTAATTTTACTGTGCCATCACTTTTTTTTTCTTTTTGGGGATTGGATGATTTTGTATCGTTGATTGTAACATCAAGTGTTTTTAGAGATGATTCGAGTTCGGCTTTGATATTTGCGATTGTATCAGATGCCGGTTTCAATTTTACTGTCGCAACAATGCCTGAAAACAAATTGTCTACATCTTGTTGAATTGTCGCTTTGTCTGCTTTAATTTTCAACGATTCAATGGTTGCTTTGCTTAATTTGGAGTCATCTATCCCGTCAAGAAGAGCTTTCAAATCTGAGGCTTGTTTCTTTAACAGCCCACTATTAATATTTGTTTTGATAACCAGTTTGTCTTCAAGCTGAAGGGCTTCTTTTTTGTAGTCGTTAATTTTACTCTGCCAGTTCGCAAGGGTACTCATAGCCCTGTCGTAAGCCATTACATAACTATCAAGGTGTTCTGTGTCAAAATAGCCAGAAGCATTTGATTGATTGGTCTTTTCAAGCTTTTTGTCGTAATTGGCTTTAACAACAGGCTCTTTGATTGAAGGAAATTCAAAATTTGTTTTATTGCAAAGATCTATAAAGCTTTGAAGATCTTCTCGTGCATAATATAATGGTATCGTAATTTAAGACACTTCAAGAGACATTTCTTAATGAATCTGA